GTTTGTAGCGCATAGCGCGCAAAGTTCCCTGGTGTAGCCACCGAAAACTTTTAATTAAACATCTCAATGACTAACCATTTTATAAGCATATCTTTATCTCAAAGATAAAAGTCTATCAGACTCATGGAGTGATAAAGCCTAATCGTCGTGGGTAATCGATTGCTTGTAATATTTTCAGGTTGAAGATGACGTGTTATGTCATCTTTAAACACAAACCAGCAATGCTTCAGTTTTCGGTGATCTGAAGAGAAAGAAAACACCGTATAATTTCTGGAGAGAGTCCGGCCAGACGAGGAGCAATCTTGGAAAGATTGTAGGATGTCAAAGACATTCCAAGGGTGCGAGTCCCTTTCTCTCCTCTCTTTTGTGGGCAGTTAACTAGACAAGCGTGCTAGGACCGACTTGAAATCGGATCGGGGTGTAAAAACCTTGGGGTGCAAGCCCTCAGCTGCCCGCTCTTTTATGCGTTATGGATGCGACGGCTGCATACGACCCGCTAGGGTCGTCGAATAGGCTCGAATCCTATATAACGCTCCAATTTAACTGCGACTAAGGACCGCAGGTTAAACTCAAGTCCTCTCAGATCGCAGATACCTGAATGAAAACGCTGCACCAATTTTTATGCTGGATTACCCAAGCGGCCAAAGGGGATGGTTTTGTAAACCATTGCGATAGCTTCGTGAGTTCGAATCTCACATCCAGCTCCAATTTCAAACGTCCACTGGCAGAGTAGTTATTGCACTTGTTTTGGGAACAAGTATTCGTCGGTGCAAGTCCGGCATGGGCGACCAATTTACAACAAAGGAAGTTGGCTTAGAAGCAGCCATCTATAATGAGTGAAGCGAAGTACGAGTCTCCGACATTAACGGCCTAGTAAGGTGACTGTAATAATGCATGATGTATCAGAGTCAGATATTGGCTCATGCGTTGGATATCGTCTGACTGCGGATAGTAAAAGGGCACCCCGTAAATGGTAAGGCTTGATTCTTCTTGGGCGTAGCAGCACACCTTTGATGTAATTAATTTATGGAGAGTTAACTAGACGAGGCGCTAAGGATGTTTGCTAAACATCACACACTTCTTAAAAAGAGGTATGCGGGGCAGGACCGCAGCTCTCCTCGCTTTTTTGTAGAACAGCAATGTTAGTGTGTGGCCGAAAGACTGATGGTGTGGCGTTTCGGGTAAAACCTCGCGACCATCCTACAATTCAATTTTTATTCGGGTGGTGTCTGGACAAGTAAACGAACTCGGTTTGGATCCGAGTATATGTGGGAGCGTTACCCACTCACCCGACCAATTTCAAATGCCTCTGTAGCTGAGTAGCTTTAGCAATGGACCGATAAACCATAGACGTTGGTGCAAATCCAACTAGAGGTACTAATTTTAAACCTTCTGTAGCTGAGTGGTTTAGCTCTGTCTTGATAAGGCAGCGACGCAGGTTCAATTCCTGCCAGAAAGACCAATTTATATCCGGTAATGTTCCAAGGCTGGCGACTTAGACTCCAAATCTGAGTGGGTAGGTTCGATTCCTACACCGGATGCCATTTTAAATGAGCATGTATACCCTCGCGCTACGAACGCGTTGAAAGGTTAATTAGAAACATGCGGGTGCAATTCCTGCCATGCTCGCCAGTTTAAATGCCCGTATAGCCCAATTGGTAGAGGCGTATGACTTAGGATCATAATGTTGAGGGTTCGAATCCTTCTACGGGCACCAAATTTTTGTTATTGTTAATAACAAAATTATAACATTTTGCATAAATAAAACATATGACACGTAAAGACCGAGATATTCTCGCTGAAAAATATATCAATAAGGTACTCTTTAAAGAAGCTGTTGAATTAATGCAACAAGGTAAATCACCAGGCAATGCAGACCAATATAATGTTGCTGTAAATGGACAAGATGTTGCACGTATAGCAGTGTATAATGGTATCGTTACTGTCTCAGTAAAGGGTGATGCAAATAAAATTTTAGGTACGTCGTTTAAATCACCAACGCCGAATAATAGTGAATTGCTTGCTAGTTTAGATCAAAAGCAATTTAAAAGCTTAGACGCATTTAAACAAGAGGTTGAAAAGCTTACTACAGGTAATGTAGCTGCTCCACAACAAAAGCCTATACTAGGCAGAGCGTTTCAGCGTTAATCGATATACATCAGGTATATTGAAAATCTAAGCATTAATTTTAATGCTCCGTAGGCACTTGTAATGATACGGGTGCAAATCCCATGGGAGCGACCAATTTCCTTTTAACAGAAGAACCTTAAGCTTTAACAGTGAAGCAAGAAGCTTTTAACTTCTAGAAAACGGAGCATTACCGTTAAGGTTCACCAATTTAAACAGTTGAACGTGGTTCAACCCCACGCTTGGGAGCCAAATTTCAAAATTGTAAGTAAGTGGTCTAATTTAAATTTTAAACGCGGGGTAGTGTAACGGTTAACACGTCTGGCTCATAACCAGAAGACATTATTGCTTGTGCTGGTTCGAGTCCAGCCCCCGCAACCAATTTCATATGAATAAAAATAACGAAAGCTGGAATGAACAAAGTAATCATTTGCAAAAGGCACAAGATATAAAAAATGCTGAGAAATACGGCTATAGAGAAGGGTTCATTCCAATTATCTCGCTGGATTTAATCAAAAAAATCATATGTTGGTTCAAGAAGAAAAAATAATTTTAAATGCCTGAGTAACTTAGTGACTAAAGTATCTGCCTTACACGCAGACTATCGTGAGTTTGAGTCTCACCTCGGGCACCAATTTCAGAACATTCAATCAACCGCAATCTCAGAGGTCGATCTTGCAAGCCGAGTACCTCTGACGGCTCTGATAGTAAGCGCGCTTGCACAAGCTTTGCGAATGTTCTGCGAGCGCCAGCGGGCTTTGCTACCCCGTGTGGCGCTAAATTTTCAATTTTCAAATAGCGAGCTAGTGAACGCAGTGGTCTGCAAAACCACGTGGATTAAATTCCTACGCAGAGTGCGATACTCTGTATGTCCTCCAATTCTAGTACGCGTGCGTCTCCAGCGCTTGGCCCGTCGCTGGTTAATCCTAGGCATCTGAGATTCCAAATTTCAGGTGAAGTTAACGGGCCGCCAATTTTATTAGTTGTTTTTAAATAGTAAACATATTATAATAGTTTTGTTAAACAACAAATGCCTGGTTCGTTTAATGGATAAGATAGGCTCTTCTAAAGCCTCAATAGGTATTCGATTTCCACACCAGGTACCATTTTTAAAATCCTCTCGTCGTACGAAAGTCATCGCCCTCAGTTGTGGTCTGAGAAAAGACGGAGCGTTACCGTCCATAAAAATCATTTCATCTAGCTGTTACTATAAGGTAGAGACCAAAAGCAACACCCAATAAACCTGAAACTAGAAGTAGAATATCCATATTAACTACACAACAGCAAAAATTTCTTAAAAAAGTAGTAACTGCAAAAAAAATTCATACAATTATTTATGCTAAATGTGCATCTAAAAAGAAGTCGTGCATTACAGCCAGCGGTATAACACTCTTATAAAAGATAAGTTTTTATTTAAATTTTACTATGACATATATTTTTAGTTGATAGCCTATTGACTCATCATACATTAAATGCAAATGAACAGTAAATTATATGAATCTGATCCCGATCTCTACACTAAGATTGTAGATGATTTTGACCGCAATGAAATTCGCAGCTCTGAGCGCATCATTATTGAAGATTGGGTCGCCAAGGCTCTAATTGCAGAGACGCTGCTGAGTCTTCTTCGCAAGGACCTCATAGACATTACAGGTTTAGCAGTCATTAATGACGGGCAGGATTTTGAACCGACGTTTGCACAGTCCGCATTTCTAAAAACAGGATCTGAAGAAATGCAAAAAGAATCACCCAAAACATAATTTAAATATGAACAACACAGATACACACATCACTCTAGAGTCATTCATCAAAGCATGGGATAAAAAATGTAATAGTAGCTTCAATCTGAGCTACATGGACTTACCCGATATTCTTTTAATTGATGATTATTGGCATGAGTCTATGACAAAAGAAGAAGCTGTATATGCACTCAATGACATGATGAATGCAATGAAGGAGGAATTAGGTTCTGATGATATTGATTTGTAATGAATAATTTAGTATATTTTATTTTATCCTTCTTAACTTATGATTAATTATATATCTTTAATAGGCGCTTTCTTCTGCGGCTGGGTTGTTGGTGTCATTACAATTATATTCATCCTAGAATGTAGTTTTGCCCCTAAGCACGAAGAATTTGACGATGATGATGACGATGACGATGATAGTGCCGTCAAACCCATACATTAAAAACTTCTACACTAAAAAATATAATAATGGCAGCATTATTATATTTTTTTTATTTTTTCATTTTAAGCTAGCTCAAAAAATAAATATTAATAATGAGCGATCACAAAAATTTAATTAATGAATTTTTAAGCGGTGGGTGGATTATCCTCATTGTCGGTGCTTCGGGCATGGGAGCAAGAATACTTTGCAGTGGAATAAGACATTCAGCTTATGAAATTTTTAAAAGAATACTTGCTGCATCTCTTTGCTCTGGCATTGCATGGTTTGTGCTTGAACAGACTGAACTTGCTAGCTTAACCAAAGCCATTGTATATGGCGTGGTGGGTGTAGTTAGCCCAGAACTCATTAATGGTTTAATAAAAATTGCTGCTAGATTTGCTAAAAATCCGATAAAGTTCTTTGACGATAATAAGAGCAATTGAAATGTAATATACACTGGTTAAATACACATATGAACCGCAGAGAATTTATTCGAGTAGGTGCTGCAGCAGGTGCATCACTTCCTGCTTTACTCAGAGCGCAATCTACAAATGCAGCAAAAGCAACATCTGTAATTCAAATTTTCCTACCTGGCGGCATTGCACATCAGGATGCATGGGACTATAAACCCAATGGATCGTCTGATTACAGGGGACCTTTTGGAGGTATTAAGACTAAAATTGATGGAGTTTATTTTGGCTCTTTGCTGCAAAATACGGCAAATATTAGCAATGAATTGACAGTCATAAGATCCATGACACATGGTGAAGCTGCTCATGAGCGCGGAGTACATAATATGCTCACAGGCTACAAGCCATCTCCAGCATTATCTTACCCTTCTTTTGGAAGCGTTATTAATCATGAGCTCGGCAGTAGAAACAATCTACCCGCGTATGTGCTCGTGCCAAATCAATTTGCTCCCGAGAATGGCACTGGTTACTTATCAACCCGTTTCGGACCATTTGCACTAGGCTCAAATCCAGAGGATCCATCGTTTGTAGTCAGGGATCTAAAACTGCCCACTGGTGTGACAAATGAGATGTTTGAGCGACGCAAAAAAATGCTCGGCATTGTAGATGATTATTTTAAAACAAGAGAATCACGTGCTGATGCAATTAAAGCATCTGATTCGTTTTATAATGATGCTTATAATATGATTTCTTCTACCCAGGCTCGTGAAGCATTTGAGATATCAAAAGAAACAGATTCAGTAAGAGAGACATATGGAAAAAATGCTGCTGGTCAGCGATTGCTGCTTGCACGTAGATTGGTTGAAGCAGGTGTTCGAATGGTCACCGTAACATATGGTAGCTGGGATCATCATAGCAACATCAAGAGTGCATTTGAGCAAAACATGGTTAGTTTTGATAAAGCTTTTGCTGCACTTATTGCAGACTTAAGGCAACGCGGATTGCTTGATTCTACATTAGTCTTAGTTACATCTGAATTTGGACGCACACCTAAAATCAATCAAACCAATGGCCGCGATCATTGGCCTCGTGTATTCTCTTCTGTACTTGCTGGGGGCGGAACCAAGGCAGGATTTGCATATGGAACCAGTGATGCATTAGCATCGGAACCAGATACAGATCCAGTTACCCCCGGTCAGTTAGCTGCTACAATGTACCATCTCATGGGCATTAATCCTAGAAAGACCCTCATGACACCTGATTTGCGCCCTGTAGAAATTGTCTATGAAGCTCAGCCCATTGAGCAAATCATTGTTTAAACGCCTTGATTAGAGAATGAAAAGAACTGTGTTCTTATGGACAGCTGACCAGCACCTGCGGTTGTTTGTGCGCTTACTTGTGAGCTGTTGGTAAGACCTCTAAATGTAAATTCTTGATCTGCTGACAAGCGAAATGCATTTGACACAGCAAAATTGTTTTGATCGTATACAGCAATGCCTTGCCCAGTTGTATTTTTTATAATGACTTCTGAACACACCTGAAAGGGAAGAGCTTTTAAATTGGTGTCTAATGCAACGCTGAAAGACTTACATGTATTGAGGTTGTAATATGTAACTCCATTGTTTGTTGTAGGTACTGGCATGTATCTATTTATTCTCTAAATACAAATATGAGCTTCAACAATACTTTTAATTCTATTATTTCGGAAAAAAAATTGCACACTACTTCGCAAATGCAAAATGAGATGAATGAGTTTGCTGACTCTTTAAGATCAAAAAATAATGTTTTGTTCGTAACAACTAGCAACAGATGGTCTGGTTCCGAACAAAAAGCAAAATCTACACAACTTGCATATCATATAAAAGACATGCTTCCAGATCAAACTATTAACATCATTGAAGCAGATAAGCTCAATATTAGGTGCTGTTCCGGTAATGTTAGTTTAGCGTCTGGGAATATTTGCGGTGCAAAAGATGCTCTATTAAAAAGTTCATCAAAAAATCCAACTGGGTTAATAAGATGTTGGGAAGCTAAACATAGAGATGATGAAATTTATAAAATTGCTAACAAGATATTTGAAGCAAATGCAGTTGTATTTTTTACAAGTGTGAGGTGGGGACAGACTAATTCAATATACCAAAAACTCATAGAACGACTCACATGGTTAGAAAATAGATGGAGCTGTTTGGGTGAGAGCAACTTACTCGAAAATAAAGAAGCAGGCATCATAGTAATAGGCCACAACTGGAAAGATAAACAAGTTATGCAAACGCAGCGCCAAGTTTTTGAGATGTTTGGGTTCAAGTCGCCAGTGCCTATGTCATTGTATTGGCAGTTTACAGATGATGCTAGTGATGAAACTAAACAATCATATAAAGCAGCAACATCTCAGTTTCAAGATGACTTTGATTTTAGATTGCATAAAAAGAATAAATAATAATTATGAAAAAATTAATTGCGGTTTTAGTAGGAATGTGCACGTTGACATTTGGTGCAACTGTTGAACAGCTCAGCAGTTATAGCAAAAAAATTGACGCTGTCCTAGATAAGCAGTATGTTGTATCAAAAATTACACCTCTGCAATTCATTAATGATGATGCTTTTGTACGTCGAGCATATCTCGCCATCATAGGACGCAATCCTACATTTGAGGAATATCAAATGTTTAGCAATGTTAATGATGCAAATAAACGCAGTGGTTTGATTCAATATCTCATCAGACATCCCGGGCATGTTTCGCACATGTTTAATTTTTGGGCAGAATCATTAAGATTGCGTGATAGACTCAACAATGTCAATAACTTTCATGGTGCTGTATACATTGACTATATCAAAGACCAGCTAGCATCAAACAAGCCGTACAATCAATTTGTATCTGATTTACTTCTTTCAAGTGGTAATTATTTTACCTCACCTGCGGTAGGATATTATTACAGAGACTTGGGTATGCCCATGGATAACCTCATTGCCACTAGCAAAGTATTTTTAGGCATCAACATTAGTTGCGCACAGTGCCATGATGATCCATTCCAGGATTTTACACAAAAACAATTTTATGGAATGGCAGCGCTATTCAATCAAGTAGAATTGCGCAGCAAAGATAGTAAAGAATTTAACGAAAAAATAAAAGTATTAAGACTACAAATGGATGAACTCATCAAAGCTGATCCAATAAAAAATAGAGGTCTCAACAATCAGATTAATAATTTTATTAGAGCCATGCGTTCTGACTTGACAATTGAAGCTAATAAGCAGCTCAAATTGCCGCATGACTATCAGTATACAGATGGTAAGCCATTTGATGTTGTTGAGCCAGTGGTACTGAGCGGAAAGACAACCATCAAAAATAAGGATGATATGCGCAAAGATGCAGTTGAATGGATGGTGAATGCCAATCATCCCACCTTTACTAAAAACATTGTCAATAGATATTGGAAATGGGTATTTGGAAAGTACATCATTGGGCAGTATGACAATATTCATGATAGTGATTTGCTGCAAAGTGATTTAATGAATGTTTTAGCTGATATCATGATCAAATTAAATTATGATAGCAGACAATTTCTATATGTATTGTATAATACCAAATTATTTCAACGAGAGTTGTATGATGGTGCTAATATGAACTCTACTAAGTTTATATTCATTGGCCCAGTAAAATATAGATTAAGTGCAGAGCAACTTTGGGATTCAGTTGTTGCAATTGCCATTGAATCGCCGGAAAACTTCAAATTAACCTTTCATGATGCATATGCTAAAATTATGCTCATGCAGTCAAATGATGTGACTCTAGAATATATTCGCACCAAATATGCAGATTATCAAAAAGCAATTGGTGGAAAATATGATGGTGTGTCAAAGTATAAAAACTATAATTTAATGCGTGCATCCGAAGTCAACGACACCAGTAATGTTAATACTATTTTAGAGCAGTTGGGCAGAGGAGATCGAGAGCTTATCGATTCCAGCAGCAAAGAGGGTAGTGTCACACAGGTTATATCTTTTATGAATGGGCAGCTTATTGACATTGCAGCTAATGCAAACACACAACTTGCAAAGAATGTTTCTGGCAAATCACCTGCAGAGACCATTGACATTATTTTTAAATCCATTCTATCAAGAAGGCCTAGTATAGCTGAAAAGGCAAACTTTGCAGGGTGTCAAAATGATGATATTATTTGGGCCCTAATTAACAGTTCTGAATTTAAATTTAATAAATAACATTATGGAAACATTAACACGTCGCAACTTTGTACTCAATCTTGCTTCAGCAGGCTTGGGCGTAACAGTTCTTCCTAACATTGCTGCTTCACCCGCAGCCAGTAAAGCAGAGCATATCATTTATCTTTTTATGAATGGAGGCATGAGTCATTTGGATACATTTGACCCAAAAATTAATGCCGATGTCAAGGGGAAATTTAATGCCATCACTACTAATGCCGGTCATCAAATTTCTGAACATTTGTCTAAGCTTGCTAAGCATGGTGATAAAATGTCCATTGTTCGTAGCATGATGGTCACAACAGGAGACCATGCTGGTGCACAATACATTCAAAGAACTTCATTTAAGAAAATTGGTACCATAGTGCATCCAAATTTGGGTGCATGGATGTGCAATCTTACAGATACACATGAGAAAAAAATCATTCCCGAGAATGTACTTATCTCAGGTACTGCTGATCATCCTGGTGCAGGTTGGATGCCTAAAAAATATTCACCTATTCCTATTGCTGATCCAGTAAGAGGTTTAGATAACACAAAAATTAAAGATGCATCAGAATTTTCCAAGCGAGTATATATTTTGCAACAACTTGAAAGGGACTCAAATAAGGTTGTGAACCCATTACAAAAAAGTTATGCAGAATTTTATGACCAAACTATTCGCCTGCTCAACAGTACTGAAATTGATGTGTTTGATTTATCCAAGGAAGATGCAATGGCTAGAGAAAGATATGGCAACAATCGCTTTGGTCAAGGCTGCTGCTTAGCAAAACGTCTCATTGAAAAAGGTGGATGCAAATTCATTGAAGTCTCTGATGGCGGGTGGGATACACATGTTGATAATTTTGATTCTTTAGAAACAAAATTAGCCATTTTAGATCAAGCGCTAAATGCGCTCATTAATGATTTGCAGTCAAGTGGACTACTTAACAAGACACTCATTGTCATTGCTACTGACTTTGGACGCACACCTATAATCAACATTAATGATGGACGCGACCATCACCCCGGTGCATTTTGTGGTGTACTCATTGGTGCAGGCATCAAAGGTGGGCAAGTTTACGGTAAGTCTGATGACAAGGGAATGAAAGCAGTAGAAAACATTATATCACCAGCTGATTTTAATGCTACCATTGCTGCAGCTGCAGGTCTGCCTATCAATCATGTACTATTATCGCCTGAAGGTAGACCATTCAAACTTGCTGATAAGGGTGTACCTGTATCGGCATTGCTTGCATGATGCATAAATAACTGCATGGAAAACCAGGCATTTCATTTTGAGATTGAAGATCTAATCACACAATTCATTGCTGCATTTGATGATTGTGTGATTAAGAGATTCACAGGCTCGCGTGGAACAAAAGATCAAATCAATGTGCGGTATATATATGCACCCAAGCAGCGGGTGCTGTATGATATTATAAACAAGGGCAAAAATATTACATTGCCTGCTGTATCTCTGCATATTACACAAATTGCAAGAGATCCATCTCGTGTTTTTAACAAGCTTGATGGATTCTACTACCCTGCTTCAGACACAAATAATGAGTATGCTGCGTTTTCTAATCAGGTTTTTTCACCTGTACCGGTGAATGTATCAGTAAACATGAGCATCATTGCTAAATATCAAACAGATTTAGAACAAATTATTTCCAACTTTGCATCATATGTAAATCCATATCTCATCATAAGCTGGAAAATTCCTGCATCTTATAATTTGAGCAAAACTTACGAAATACGAACAGAAGTTGATTGGAGTGGGTCCATTAGTTTAGCTTATCCAGGTGACCAAACACCAACAGATGTTTATAGAGTAACTGCAGATACAAGCTTTACAATTAAAGGCTGGTTATTCCCAGAAGCACCAACAAATAAAGTAAAAAATATATTCTTCATTGATGCTAATTTTTATGCTACCAGACAACTATCTGGTAATCCATATAATTTCATATACTCAACGCTGGATGAGTATGCAACATTGAGCGCATCAAATATAGGAGGTTTTGTGGAAACAGTGAGTATATCTGCTGCTCCAACTATTACCAATATATATTATGCAACAAGAACGGGCATCGGTGAAAACATTACATCAAATTATACCATTAATTCATTTGTATCAGGTGGAGCCATTACTTTATTAGGCAAGAGATTCACTAATACATCTGCTGTAGCACTTAGCAGCAGCAATGCATTATTTTACAAGTCATTGACTGCACTCAACTTTGCATATTACCCGCCTATTTCGTGTTTTTTAATTAACAGTTATAGCATTATTAACGATAATGTAATGACAGTTACACTGCCTACACTTTCTGCAGCAGGTAAATTTACCGTTGCAGTCATCAATGAGGCAGGATATGACACATCTTATAGCGCCAATCAAAGTGTTTTTATTAATGTTGTGTAGCTGTTCGCTGTTAAGCAACTAAATAACTAGAATGGACTCTTCTTATAGTAATCAATCCAATGTGCAGCAAACATTTGGTAGGCAGTTAATGACCTACATTTCTTCTAAGCTGCCATATTCTGGTTTTAATGTTCTGGATTTTACAGAAAAAGAAAATCCTAAATTCAAAACATTTGAAGAAACCGGTATTCGCAGAAACGAAGCACTTGCCAGAAATTCTGTATCACAATCTAACCTGTTCTCTGCAGGATATGGTGAATTCAAAGATGTGAACTTTGGGGATCTCATGTATGCAAATGTGCAACAAGATAAAGGTTCACGCATGCAGGATTACAGAGTAATGGCGGCATTTGCAGAAGTATCCAATGCATTGGATGAAGTTTGTGATGAAATGATTAATCGCGATTCACAAAACAACATTGTCAATATAAGGCTTAGAAACTTCACAATGGACGCAGTTGATCATGAACAGCTGCAGCTAGAATTTCAGAAATACATTCAGTTCTATGATCTCGAAAATAAAGGCTGGGCATATTTTCGAGAACTTTTAATTGAAGGGGAGTTATTTTTTGAACACATCATTCACAAAAAATATCCCGAGCAGGGTGTATTAGGCACAATTAGAATGCCTACGGAATTAGTAGATCCAGTTTACAACAATATTCAAAACATGATTGTTAAAGGCTTTCTATATAGAAAGCCAATTTTTGATGCAACTAATCCTAAGAAAAAAATTGAAGAGAAGATGATTCCTATGCAGGAAAATCAGGTTGTATATATCAACAGCGGCATTTGGAATCAAAATAAAACAGTGCGCCTGCCTTTCATTGAAAACGCCCGCCGTGCATATCGTCAATTGTCTCTCATTGAAGATGCCATTGTAATTTATCGTTTGGTGCGTGCGCCAGAGCGTCTTATTTTTAATGTTGATGTAGGCAACATGGCACCACCCAAGGCAGAAGCTTATCTACGCAAGCTTATTCAGCAATATTGGAGCAGCAAGACTTTTGATGTTGATCAGAACGATGTGGTTAGAAAATTTAACCCACAGAGCATGCTGGATAGTTTTTGGTTTGCCAAGAGAGCTGGATCTGAAGGTACAAATGTAACACAATTGCCTGGCGGTCAGAATCTTGGTGAATTGACAGACTTAATGTATTTTGTCAAAAAACTATACGAAGCACTCAAAGTACCAGTCAATAGACTTGATCCACAATCACAAATTTCTGCCGACAGTTCAATTTTGCGTGAAGAATTAAAATTCGCAAGATTTGTCATTAGAATGCAGCAGTTGTTTGCTACGGGCCTCAAAAGAGGTTTCTTTACTCATCTGCACCTCAAGGGGCTGTGGGATAAATGGAATCTCAAAGATTATTATTTGGATGTAGAATTTAATCCGCCTACTAATTATTATGAGCTACGCCAAAGTCAGAGATTGGAAATTAAAGTGAGCAACTTTAATAACCTTGCTTCAAATGCAACAATTTCTCAAACATATTTGCAGAAAAAATTACTCAGCTGGAGTGACATTGATATCAAAGCTAATAGAGAGTATCTACGCGCAGATAAAGAATTGGAATGGGAGCTTAATCAGATC